AAGACAAAAGCCGATGACAAAGAAAAGGATTGAAACGTTCACAAGTACACCTGACCAAATGGATGAAGAAACTAAGTTAAGGTTCAATCGTAATAAGCAAATGATTGACTTATCTCAGATTCCACAACAGTATAAAGATATTATACTGAATGAATATAATAACCAAGAAGAAGTTGGACGATCTCAATTGTTTAACTACTTCGTCAAGAAAAAGTTGAAAAACTTGATTGGAGATTTACAGGATTTTTAATTATGATTAGAGATGCAGTTTGCGATATCATTGACCTCGCAAGAAAAGAAAAAAGTGTAAAAGGCAAAGTTGCTGTTTTACAGAAATTTGAGTCAGTACCATTAAAAGGTGTACTTCGTTTAATTTACGATGACGACATTGAATTTATGGTACCCGACAGCAAACCCCCATATAAAGAAAATAATCTTATTGACCTTGATACTATGTTGTATCGAGAAGCAAGGCGTTTGAGAATTTTCTTCAAAGGCGGAGGTTACGATAACCTCAACCAAATGAGACGTGAAACATTGTTCATTCAATTGCTCGAAGACCTTTACCCAGGAGATGCAAAATTGCTATCAGAGAATATGATTTCTCATACTCCTATTAAAGGACTTACAATTAAAACGATTGAAGCAGCGTTTCCAGGTCTCTTTGAAACACCACTTCCAGACCTCGGATTCAAGTAAGAAGGAAAACAACAATGGGCAGGCGTATTCAGCGGACTGATAATTCCGATTGGAATGAATACAGAAAAGTCGATAACAAGCGAAATAAAGCTAAAAACCGAACCAGAAACAATAACAGGAAGCAAAAATTATCAGAAAAGAAAAATTTTCTTTCATAAAACTATTGACATTTAGTCAATTCTTTGTTATAATATATTCGTAAATGGAAAAAGAAATGACAAAAATGGAATATAGAACAGATAAATTAATACTTGTAGACTGCGATGGTGTACTCCTTGATTGGAAATACGCATTCTATAGTTGGATGGCTGAAAAAGGCTACAAAATGTATGTTCATGGAGCATACGAAGTTGCTGAAACTTTTGATATTACAAAGGATGAAGCAAAAAGTCTAATCAGACAATTTAACGAATCTGCAAGAATTGGCTATCTTCCTGGTCTAAGAGATGCAATCAAATATGTTAAAAAATTACATGACGAAGGTTATGTGTTTCATTGTATTACTAGTCTCAGTACTGATTACTATGCCGGTAAGTTAAGAGAACATAACCTCGAAACTTTATTCGGTAAAGGTGTATTTGAGAAAGTAGTTTGCCTTGAATGCGGAGCAGACAAGGACGAAGGATTATTACCTTACAAAGACAGTGGTTGTATTTGGGTAGAAGATAAGCCTGAAAATGCCGAATGCGGTTTGGAAATGGGATTAAGATCTATACTTATTGAACATGATTTTAATCAAAGTTATGTCAATGAAAATATCCCAAAAGTTAGACTTTGGAAAGAAATCTACGAACAAATCGTATAAATACAATTATGCAAATTTGGAAAGGGTATTAGATGCCTACTTATACATTCGAAGATACTAACACCGGCGAGCAATTTGATAAGTTCCTCAAGATCTCTGCTCGCGAAGAATACCTTAAAGAAAACCCCCATATCAAACAAATAATTTCTAGCGGACAAACCGTGATTGAGTCTGCGCGCCTTGGTCGTATGAAACCTGACCAGGGCTTTCGTGATTTACTTTCGTCTATGAAACAAAACAAATCATACACAGGAAACAAAATCAACGACTGGAAATAATTGAGATTTTTGTTATCTCCACGTTGATTATACAAGGAGATTATTTATGTCAAGACAGCGTCGTTTATCACCTAAAGAAAAGAGGTTATTGAAAAGGAAACAAAAAGGAACTTTAGATTCAAAGTTTTCAATGAGAGATATTTCACCAATGACTTCGACACAAGAGGATATGTTCGACAGCTATCGTGCTGGATATAATATTGCTGCCATCGGTACGGCAGGCACAGGAAAAACAATGTGCGGATTATATCTTGGTTTGAGTGACATTTTAAACGATGACGATTACGACCAAGTTATAATTGTTCGTTCGGCAGTACAAACAAGGGAACAAGGCTTTATGCCAGGTACCCAGGCTCAAAAAGAAGCCGTCTATTCAGTACCTTATGCTGATATTGTAAACAACTTATTTGGCAGAGGAGACGCATGGGAGATTTTAAAACAAAAACACTCAGTCAAATTTATGACATCATCGTTCGTTCGCGGACTCACATTTGATAATTCTATTATTATTGTAGATGAATGTCAAAGTATGACCTACCACGAGTTAGATAGTATTATTACTCGAGTAGGTGAAACATCAAGAATCATATTCTGTGGTGATACTGCGCAAGACGATCTTGCCGGCTCTAGGAACCGAAATGATACATCAGGCCTAGGAGATTTTATCAATGTATTAAAAAGGATGGACCATTCTTTCAAAGTAGTTCAGTTTGGAATTCAAGATATTGTAAGAAGTGGTTTAGTAAAAGAATATATTATCGCAAAGGAGAAACAATCATATCGGCCGTCGTTAGCAATGACTGCCTAACAAACACGGGGACCTTCGGGTCCCCAACCCTAACTTATTATGAAATTATTTGAACACAATGCGGACGCACCAGTCCTAGAAAAATTAACAAGATCTAACGAAGATGGAAAAAGAATATATCGAACTCCTTCAGGAGAAGGATATCCATCAGTCACAACCGTCCTAGGTATTCTAGGAAAAGAAGATATCGCAAAGTGGCGTAAACGAGTCGGAGAAGAAGAAGCAAATCGTATCTCTACTCAAGCCGCAAGACGTGGTACAGCAGTACACAAACTATGCGAAGATTATTTGGATAACGATCCAGATTATTCTAAAAAGCATATGCCTGCGAATATCCAAATGTTTAATACCATGAAACCTATTCTTGACGAACGAATAAATAATATTTGGTACCAGGAGTGTTTCTTGTATTCTAATGAATTACAAACCGCAGGTCAGGTTGACTGTATTGCCGAATGGGATGGTGAACTTGCTGTAGTTGATTTTAAGACATCAAGAAAACTTAAAAAGGAAGAATGGATTTTAAATTATTTTATGCAGGTTTCTTTTTATGCCAAAGCATTTGAAGAAATGACTGGTACTCCTGTAAAGAAAGGCATTGTCTTTATTGGTGTCGATAACGAGGATCCTCAAGTATTCGAGTTTAATACTGAAGATTACCTTGACCACTTCCGAGCTGTAAGGGAAACATATAAAGAACTGTATGAAAAAGATAAGGTACATAATCTCTGACGAAAACATGGGTGTATTCTTAGGTACATATAATGGATACGACCTTGGGATGGAAGAGGACGGCAGGATATACGCATGCTTTGCCGCCAACAATCCTTTTGGGTTAACTACAACCTGTTCCTTTAAAACAGAAAGAGCTGCTTATCATTATATAAGAGATATGTTTCCACCCAATAAACAAAGAAAGCTATCAACTCTCGAAGTAGAGACCGATAGTGAATTTCCAACCGTCGTGGATATTATTAAGTCAGGCCACGGTGATCACACATTTGACATGATAGATGGATTAGTTGCGGAGGGCAGTCAAGTAATCCACTAAGGAATTTTATATTATGAATTATAATACACTGAATAAAAATATGGACATGGGTTTCCTAGACATGGACCATGTCGCAAACATGCGAAAAGAATTCTTTGAAACAAAGGATTACGAATGGTGGGACGAACCAAGACCTGGTGATGTAGTTGTTGATGTCGGTACATGTGTTGGAATGTTTTCTTGTATGGCTTTGGATAAAGGAGCATCTAAAGTTTATATGGTCGAACCAAATCTTCAGCTCTTACATACAGCAATGCGAAACGTAAGTCCTTATGTTTACAATGCAAAAGAATGTCCTGTTGTTCCATGTCATGGAGCAATTCTAAATAACCCAGATCATATACAACATATTTACGACGGAGACAGTGCTGGAGAGTTCAAGTCATTTCGTTGGAAAGAATTTGTAGAATATTACGGTATTGAGAAAATAGATTATCTCAAGATTGATTGTGAAGGTGGAGAATACGATATTCTTACCGAAGAAAACTTTGATTGGATTTACGAAAACGTAGGTCACATTTCAGTTGAAGTCCACCGTCGTCATGCAGAATCAGGTAATGATGATATGATTAAATTTAGAGATACATTTCTCAAGAGATACCAAGACGAAGGTAAATTAAAATATCAAAATGAAAAACATAATGTAGGTATGTGGAACGACGAAGAAATCTACAAGAACAATTGGTATAACCTTCCATCAGAATTTATGGTGTATTTCACAAATAGATAAATATCTATTGACATTCATAAAGAAATAGAATACAATACAACTATTATGATATCAGATAAGAAATTAGTACAAGAAGCTTTGATGTTGTGCATACGTGCACACGATGGTCAAAGACGGAAATATACTGGAGAACCTTATTCAGTACATCCTATCGGAGTATCAAAAATAGTTGAAACTGTAGAACATACTCCTGAAATGATTGCTGCTGCTTTACTTCACGATGTAGTTGAAGATACACCAGTTACCTTTAGAGAAATCAAAGATACCTTTGGTTCTGTTGTTGCTGAATATGTTCACTATTGCACAAACGTTTCAGAAAAAGATGACGGTAATCGTAAATTCCGTAAAAAGATGGATGCCGATCATTTCGCTCTTGGACCTGCAGAAAGTCAAACGATTAAGGTTGCCGACTTAATTCATAACAGTCAAACCATTATCCCACATGACCAAAAGTTCTTCCATAAAGCTTACAAACACGAAAAGCAGTATATGATGGACGTTTTGACAAAAGCAGATCCTGTCTTAAAAGGTCAAGCTCAATCAATGCTTGACGAATCATGGAATCCTGTCAAATAGGCAGGATTCTATTTTTTCATAAAAAAATTCATTTTTCTCACAAAAAACTATTGACATTCTCCATGAGATAGAGTATAATAGTATCTGTAAATTGGAAATGGAGTTAAATTATGAGTGATTTATCATA